ATAGACCTGTTGTTGCTTTTCCTTGGGATGTAGTGCCAGGAAGATTTTGGGGTCGTGGCGTATGTGAAAAAGGCTATAACAGCCAAAAAGCGCTTGATACAGAGCTTCGTGCTCGCATAGATGCGCTAAGCCTTACGATTCACCCAATGATTGCGGTGGATGCAACAAGGCTCCCAAGGGGCGCCAAACCAGAAGTGCGTCCTGGCAAGATGATTTTAACCAATGGAGATCCCCGTGAAGTCCTACAGCCTTTCAACTTTGGTCAAGTGGGCCAAATCACGTTTGCCCAAGCCGCAAGTCTTCAGCAAATGGTACAGCAAGCTACAGGGGCTGTTGACTCCGCTGGCATTGCGGGTCAAGTTAACGGAGAATCAACTGCTGCTGGGATTAGTATGTCTCTTGGCGCTATTATTAAGCGTCATAAGCGCACTTTAATTAACTTTCAGCAGTCATTTTTGTTGCCGTTCGTGACTAAGGCGGCTCATCGGTATATGCAGTTTGATCCCGAAAACTATCCAGTTGCAGACTATAAGTTTGTTGCAACCAGTACGCTTGGAATTATTGCTAGGGAGTATGAGGTAACTCAGCTAGTTCAGTTACTGCAAACAATGAAGCAAGATAGTCCAATGTATCCTGTTTTAATTCAAAGCATTATCGATAACATGAACCTAAGCAACCGAGAAGAGCTTATTGCAACAATGCAGCAGGCTTCTCAGCCTAATCCACAGGCGCAGCAAATTGCCGAAATGGCTCAGCAGGCTCAGTTGGAGTTTCAACAAAGTCAGACAAATGCGCTTAATGGTCAGGCCGCAGAGTCTCAGGCTCGGGCAGCTAAGATATCAATTGAAGCGCAGATTGCGCCTCAAGAGTTGGAAATTGATAAGATTAATGCAATCACAAGAAATCTTAAGGAAGGCGACTCAGAAGATAAAGAGTTTGAGCGGAGACTTAAGATTGCTGACAGGCTTTTAAAAGAACGCGAACTGGAAGGAAAGTCACCTAATGCTAATGACGCAAACAGAAATCAACAGCTTGCTGGGCCAGATCAACAAGGCATTCCAAGACCAAACCGACAAGCTGGAGCAAGTCCAAGTCCGATTGCAAACATTGGAGAGCAAATTCAATGAGCAAGAAAAAGGATCCAAAATTGGAGCGCGCGGGCGTAAGCGGATACAACAAGCCGAAGAGAACTCCCAACCACGCAACGAAGAAGTTTGTGGTGGTAGCCAAGAAGGGGGATAAAACTAAAATGATTCGGTTTGGCGATCAAAAAATGACAATTAAAAAAGACCAACCTGCACGAAGAAAGTCTTTTAGGGCAAGGCACAAGTGCGATACAAGCCCTCCAGATAAACTAACAGCTAGGTACTGGTCATGTAAAAAATGGTAATAATCAATCAATAGGGGTGAGTTTTGAGCAAGCTAGAAAGCGTTTACAAATTAAAAGTAAAAGAATCTCTCGACACAGCAGCAAAGTATCATAGGCTTTTAACTAAACGAAAAGAAAAAGTTATAGTCATGTACTCTGGGGGAATGGACAGCGTGTCGTTGGCATGGAGCTTGCTAGAGCATACGCAGTATAATGTTCACATACACTCAATACACCTAGATAATTCTGAAGGTAGATTTAAGGCGGAAGCAAATGCTATTCATAAGAGCATAAACTGGCTTAAAGACAACCAAAGAGAGTTTGAGTTTTCATCTTGCTTGTATTCCTACAAGGCTAAATATCCTGGGGGAAGGGATATGTCATTAGCTTTGTTTCAGGCTGGAAGGGTTATATCTACGATGACCGAGCCTGTATGCGCTATATTTACTGGCGATTACAATATGAGCAAAGAAGAAAGCGCAGAGGCGTATGGCGTTATGAGTGCTTTGTTTATGAACAAGCAATCAAAGCCAGTTTGGGCTGCGCCATTTGATTATATGAGCAAGACCCCCCTTGAAAGAAGCCTTGGGGTTTATTACGCTATGCCAGAACAGTTGCGAAAAATGTATTGGTCGTGTAGAAGACCAAGTGAAACGCCAGATGGGTTTTTATCTTGCGGTGAGTGCCATGCCTGTAGGCGGCAACATGCAATGAAACAGCACATTAAAAGGTTTGACAATGAAAGTTAAAGCTCCTGATGGTTATCACTGGATGAAAAGCGGCAATAGCTATAAGCTTATGAAAAACCCCTCGGGCGGATACAAGCCTCACAAGGGCGCTTCTCAGTCTGCTGAGTTTAAGGTTCAAAAAGTTCACAAAGGCAAATAGACAGGGAGATAAAAATGGGCTATGGAAGTGGTGCATACTCAACAAAGCCAAAGAAAAAGAAAAAAAAGGTTAAGAAGTAATGGCAGCAAAAAAGACTTTGTCTAAAAAGAAAAACAGTTCAACGCCAAAAAACAAGGCGCTGTACTCTAGGGTAAAGTCTGAAGCTAAAAAGAAATTTGACGTATACCCTAGCGCCTATGCTAATGGATGGCTTGTTCGGGAATACAAAAAACGCGGTGGCACTTATGTCTAAGCCCAAAGGCGGCTTAACCAAGTGGTTTAAAGAAGACTGGGTTGATATTAAGACCGGAAAAAAATGTGGTCGCAAGAAAGCTAAAGGATCTAGCCGCCCATACCCTGCATGTAGGCCCAAAGCAGTGGCTGCCAAAATGACGAAGGCAGAAAAAGAGGCGGCAAAGAAAAAGAAAACAGGGCCAAAACCAATTAAGTATGCGGTAACAGCTTCGGGCAAAAGAAGGAAAGCCGCAAAAAAAACAGCGTAATTAGTGAGATAACCAAATGGCCTCAATGGAAAAAGAAGTTGAAGAGTATTACAACAAGTATTTTGATTTGTTTACAACTGATGGTTGGAAGCAACTGCTTGAAGAGTTAAAGCACAATGCTATTTCCGTTAATAGCGTTGAGGCGGTTAAAGACAGTAATGATATGTATTTTCGGAAAGGCCAGTTAAACATTTTGGCTTTTTTGTTGAATTTAGAGTCTACTGTCAACAACAACTTTGAAGAGTTACAGAAAGAAGATGAACAAGATATTTGACTTTCGTTGCGAAAACGGTCATATATTTGAGGAGTTTGTAGCGGGCGGAACCACAGCCACTAGGTGCGGATGTGGCGCTAATGCTAGAAAGATCGCTTCAGCATCAAATTTCGTGCTGGATGGGTCTACTGGGGATTTCCCTGGCAGGCACATTAAGTGGGTGCGAGAACATGAAGAGGCGGGACAACGAGGACGGGAAGCTCAACGAGAGGAGAGTTAAGCCCAATAATTCCATAACCATTAGGCGGAATGAGTTTAAATGATGTCAAGAGCAACAATTATTGATGAGCGTCAAGATGAAGAGTCTTCTGATGCTTTGCAGGATACAGCGCAAGAATCTGCTGAGGCTCCAGTAAGGGAGAAACCTCAAGATTCTGACATTCCAGAAAAGTATCGTGGTAAATCTGTACAAGATTTGGTGCAGATGAACCAGGAGCTTGAGAAGTTTTCGGGCAAACAGAGTACGGAAGTAGGCGAACTGCGAAGGTTGGTTGACGGATACATTCAGACAGAACTCGACAACAAGCAAGCACCTGAAACACAGCAAGAAGATAGCAACACAAATGATGTTGATTTTTTTGTTGACCCACAAAGTGCTGTTAATCGGGCTATAGACACTCATCCTAAAATCAAAGAAGCAGAAACGTACACTAAACAGTACAAACAACAGGCCACTCTTGCACAGTTAAGATCAGATCACCCTGATATGGATCAAGTTTTGCAAGACCCTAAATTTGCTGAATGGATAAAAGGATCAAAGGTTAGAACACAATTGTTTGTTAATGCAGATCAAGCGTATGATTATGATTCGGCAAATGAGCTATTTTCGCTTTGGAAAGAACGAAGCAGTATAGTTCAGCAAACTGCAATAGCAGAGCGCGCAAGTCGTAAGAGTGCGGTTAGATCGGCAACAACAGGCAATGCCCGAGGTACAGCGGAAAGGTCAAACAAAAAAGTTTATCGTCGTGCTGACATTATTAAACTTATGAAAACTGACCCAGACCGTTATAACGCTTTATCAGATGAGATACTGAAAGCATACGCGGAGGGTCGAGTTAAATAGCCTAAAGGAGAATTATCATGGCTACTGCAACTTATCCTGGCGCGGGTGGTAATACCGCATTAACAGAAGCGGCAACATTTGTACCAGAAATTTGGTCAGATGAAATTATTGCTGCCTATCAAAAGAACTTGAAGATGGCTCCCCTTGTCAAGCGCATTTCTATGTCTGGCAAAAAGGGCGACGTTATTCATATTCCTAAGCCCACCCGTGGTGATGCCAATGCTAAGGCGGCTGATACTGCGGTAACTATTATCGCTAATACAGAGTCAGAGTTGACGATTACTATTAACCGTCACTTTGAATACTCGCGTTTAATTGAAGACATTGTAGAAGTTCAAGCTTTGTCTTCTTTGCGTCAGTTTTACACTGAAGACGCTGGTTATGCTCTAGCTGTACAGGTTGATAATGACCTGCACTCTTGCGGTACTGGTTTTGGTGATGGGGGTGCAGTTGTATTTTCTGGATCAGTAGCTCCTACTGACTATCAGCATACTGGCTGCTTTATGAATACCAATGACACAACGACTCAGTACACTGACGATACCATTGATGGTATTGCTGGTGATAAGTTTACTGATCGTTTTTTCCGAGACATGATCCAAAAGCTGGATGACAATAATGTCCCAATGGAAAATCGTTACTTCGTTATTCCACCTGGAGTACGGAATGAAATTATGGGCATTGACCGATATGTTTCATCTGACTTTGTAAATGGCGGAGTAGTGAATAGCGGGCTTATTGGTAATCTTTATGGCGTAGATGTATATGTGTCTGCTAACTGTGCAACTATCGAATCTGCCTCTGATAACAGTGCAGCAAGTGTCGATACTCGCGCGGCGTTGCTTTTCCACGCTGATGCAGTTGTGATGGCTGAGCAAATGGCCGTTCGATCACAGACGCAATACAAACAAGAGTATTTGTCTACTCTGTATACTGCTGACACTCTTTATGGTGTTCAAGTATATCGTCCTGAAGCTGGGTTTGTGCTCGCACTACCATCTGCTTAATCTATACGGGGGCTTCGGCCCCCCTTTCTTTATATCCAATGTTTTCCTTGGAGTAGTTCATGGCAACCACAATTAAGCTTAAAAATGGATCGGGTGCGCCCTCAGCTAGTGATTTAGTCCAAGGCGAGCCAGCAATTGATTTAACAAACAAAAGACTTTATACCGAAAATAGCAGTGGCGCTGTTATCGAAGTGGGGTCAAACCCAAGTAGCCTTTCTATTGCGGGAACTGCAATTACCGCTACAGCGGCAGAGTTAAATATCCTTGACGGCGTAACGTCTACTGCGGCGGAGTTAAATATTCTTGACGGGGTTACTGCTACTGCAGCAGAACTTAACATTCTGGATGGCGTTACATCTACTACAGCCGAGCTTAATATTCTGGATGGAGTTACCAGCACAGCGGCTGAGCTTAATATTCTGGACGGAGTGACTTCTACTGCGGCTGAGCTAAATATACTAGATGGCGTTACTTCGACAACGGCAGAATTAAACATTCTTGACGGAGTAACAAGTACAACCGCAGAGTTAAATATATTAGATGGAGTAACAAGTACAGCCGCAGAATTAAATGTGCTTGATGGCGTTACAGCTTTTGTTGACGAAGATGATATGTCTAGCGACTCAGCTACATCCATCCCTAGTCAGCAGTCAGTAAAGGCATATGTTGACTCCGTAGCAACAGCATCTGATTTAGACTTTCAGGCTGACAGCGGCGGTGCTTTAAGTATTGACCTTGACTCAGAAACCATGACGTTTACTGGAGGAGCAGGCGTTGATACGTCTGGATCTGGAAATGCGGTTACATTTGCAATTGACGCTACAGTTGCAACTCTTGCTGGCAGCCAAGAACTTACCAACAAAACATTAACATCGCCTGTTTTAAATACCGGCGTTTCTGGAACTGCGGTTCTTGATGAAGATGATATGTCTTCAGACTCTGCAACTCAGCTAGCTACTCAGCAATCTATTAAAGCATATGTTGATTCTCAGGTTGCATATGCGGATACGCTTGCCGAGCTTACAGATACAAATG